AAGCACGGTCTGGACACTCTGGCGGGTGTCGTTGACCCCGACTACCGTGGCGAGATTAAGGTTGTGCTTCTGAACACCGACATGCGCGTTCCTTTCGTCATCAAGCCTGGGTACCGTATCGCTCAGCTGATTCTGGAGAAGTATGAGGTGGCGGATGTCGTCGAGGTTGCTGAGCCAGTCATGGACACGTCACGCGGTGATGCTGGTTTTGGTTCAACGGGCGTTTCATACAAGGTGACGGGTGTATAAAACTTTAAAAAATTTGGGGGAAACCCCTTTGTATCAGTGTCCGAGTGGTCCAAGGAGGCAGTCTCAAGTTCTGCTAGCGCAAGCTGCATGGGTTCGAACCCCATCTGATACACTTAAAAAAACAAATTGAAATTAAAACTATGCAGTCGTGGCTCTTTATCGGACCGTCCCTGCTTGCAGGGATTGGTCAGGTGACTCGCCAGTATGCCGAGCGGATAAAGAGTCTCGGTCACGAAGCGGAGTATGTTCCCTTTGGTGACCCAGTCCCAAAGAAAAAGTACGACGTCGGGTTTGCGTTTGTTCTTCCCATCGTTGAACATATGAACATCGTCGACCAGATGTTGTCCCAATGTTCTGAGAAAAAATACATGACGATTTGTGAAACGGAAACGGTTCACCCCGTGTATGAGCTGCTTGTCCAAAGGTACCATACGCTCTGGACACCCAGTCAGTTTTGTTTGGATATTTTTTCGAAACAATTTCCGACCGGTGATTGGCGGCTTTTGCCGCTGTGGACGCCGACACCGCCTCGTGCACCCGTCGAAGCGACCAAGTACACATTCTACACCATCGGCAACATGATGGATCCACGCAAGAATATCAAGATGCTCATAGAGGCCTTTCTTCGTTTGCAACTTCCCGACACGCGCCTTTTGCTCAAAGCGACATGCAAGGTTCCAGTGACGTGGAAAATCCCAAACGTCGTCGTCGTCAATGGGCTTCTGAGCGACGAAGAACTTGAAAAACAAATTCATAGACAGGGACACTGTTACATCAACTGTTCTCATTCCGAGGGGGTTGGAATGGGAGCAGTCGAGGCGGCTTTGCGCGATAAACCAGTCATCATCACAGACTTTGGCGGTCTCAAAGAGTATGTCCCAGACACGCCGTTCGTCGTCAAGTGTTCGCAGACTGAAATTCAGCAGGATGATTTTTTGTTTCAAAAAGGGATGGTGTGGGGTCAGCCGTCGCTCGACGATTTGATGTCACATATGCTGACGTGTTACGAGAGTCGTATTTCAGAGTGGGACCACCCAGGGACGAAGAAGCTCATCTCGTCAGTTTTCGAAGAACTTCAACTGTAAGGTTACCATACTGTTCTTGATATTTGCTTAGAATACGATAGTTTGCAGACGCACCGGGTGAGTACTGAGCGTCCTGCATGGTATAGGCTATGACATCAGAGAGGGTCAACGACGGGTTGCGCGAGTAGCCATTTTCGTTGAGGGCTTTGATGAGTTCGTCCATTTATTAATCAGTGTCAATAGACTTTAGCTTTGGTGATGCAGGTGTCATGAAATCATCCGACATGAGTTCCTCGCGACGGCCATGGCCACCGTGCGACTCACCATCGCCGTAATGAATCATATAGTACGATGCAGCATACATGACAATTGCGAGAAGAACCGCGTTAAACCCGAGGAACGCCTGCTGAGCCTTGAGGTACGAGACAAAATCATCAAACGCCTTGAACCCGGTGGGAGCGCTAAAGAGACGAGGAAGTGCGAAAACCAACGTAAGATTGATTACAAGTGCAACAAGTATGGGTTTGAGTTCAACGTCAGCCATCTCCTATACCATAGTGCTATGTTTTTTGCAAAAGCACCCGCCTGCCACCACCCTGAACGAGCACTGCCGCCCCTCAAGGGTCCGTGCTGTACACGTGGGTCCCTTTGAAGCCACTGGTGCCGCCGCCTTCTTCTTTGCCGCCGCTGTCACCAAACCCACGGATGCCGGAGGTGTATAGTCTGGGATAAAGACTGTGCAACTCCGAGCCGCCTTGAGCTCGGTCGTGTGCTGACGGAAGCGGAGAGCAGAAGCCTCAAACTTGTTCATCGTGATTTTGGATGTCTGAACCCTGTTCGGGGCAAGTCAGGCGAGTTCATCACACATTTTTTCTTCCAACGGACTCAAAGTGGAAAGACATAAAAAAGTCGTGCACCTTATTAATAATGGCTACACTCGTCGAACGTCTGGTTAACATAGTGCGAGAGGCGGACCGTGTCAGCGTATATCTCCCCCCGGCAGTTGCAACTTTTCTGCGTCTTCACGGTTTCATTCCACACCGAACCTATACGCGTCCACCCCGTCCACCCCCGCCTGTACGACTCCCGTGCCCTGGCTTGACACTGGCCGGTACACCTTGTAGAAACAGGTGTGCGGTAGGGTGTACGACGTGTCGACTTCATTCGGGTATACCAACCCCTCGAGCCCCGCGGGGACTGCCTGGTGTAAGTGAAAGGTGCCCAGAGATGGCAAAGGATGGGATGCAATGCAAGTGCTCAAAGTACAAGAGTTACCCAATGTGCTGGAGACACGCAAAGCGTTCCAATTTGCTTCCACCGCCCCCCGAAGTGCCGACAGAGTGCGCTGTATGCTATAGCGACCTCACGCGCGAAACAACTACAAAAACGTCGTGCGGGCACTACTTTCATATAGACTGTTTTGACTCATGGAAACAGAGTCGAGCGGCTTCATTTCAAGCGGTGACGTGTCCTATGTGCCGTAACGGGAACCCGAAACCCAAGCCGCTTGTCAGACCCGTTTTGGGTATTGTACATCAAAGTTGATGAGAAGATTTGACTTTTCAGAAAGTCCCTTGCCTTGAATCACATAATCCTTTCGAGGATCGATTATACCAAACTCTTTGCGTGTATTAAACTGAACAGGTCCACCGAAATGAGGTACAGTCACCTCGAGTCCCTCGACAGATTCCTGAAATGTGATGGTCATGACGTACCGCAAGTCTTCGCCGCGACGTTCAAACTTGGGGTGGCGTTTTATATTGAATGTAATAATGAGATCACCAGTTCTTTCACGATTCGACCGCGCTTGTTCCCCGAGTCCTTGCAACCTATGTTGTGTCCCTGTATGTATACCCTTTTCGATGTGTAAATTTATCATGAGTGTATCCACGTGCATTTTCTTGTGGTTACACCCCGGACAGCCCTTTCGTACGACGCCGGCTGTCTGACACTGATCACACGGTCTGGCAAACATCTGGCCCATCATACCCATCATTTCTTGCACCATCATTCCCCGTCCCTGGCACCGATGACACGTCGCGGCACACGACTGACAGTGTTTCGTCACGGGCACCTTGATCGTCTTGTCCACACCAGTGTACACTTGTTCAAGTGTCAAGTCTATCGTGTGATGCCTATCCATATTCTGCTGTTGCTGCGGACCACCCATGCCACCAAACATTTGCTGAAATATATTGGAAATGTCAGGGCCTTGGGGCCCTTGCTGCTGTTCAGGGACATCAGTTCCAAACTGGTCGTAGCGGGCACGTCGGTCTGGGTCGCTCAACACTTCGTATGCCTGCCCGATCGCCTTGAATTTTTCAGCGTCACCTCCTTTGTCGGGATGATTGACTCGTGCCAAGTTTCTGTACGCCTTTTTAATCTGATCTGCTGATGCGCCCCGCTCGACGCCGAGTGTTTCGTAATAACTCATACTGTTGAAAGCCGTGTAAACTTTATTTGGTCTAAAACCGCGATGCTCCAAAAGCACAAGACAAAAATGACCGAGGTTGACGAAACCATTCTGACTCTTTTTGAACAGAGAATTTGCAATCGACTCAAATTTTACCTCGTCGAGCAGACGGATCGGGTGTTCTGGGAACAAAACAACAAGTTTCGATACAGGAATGCCCGTGAGACGAATCAGGTGCTCAAAGATGTGTTTGACACGATGCATTCTATTTACCCTACGCTCGAACGTGTGTTTGGTGAAAACCTCACGCTTTTGCAGCAGTGTACGTGGGTCGGAATGAACGTTCCATGGCCCGTTGATCCAGATGACCACATTCAACGGGTTGTCGATAATGTCATGGAGGTGTTTAATACCATAGTGTATGCAAATCTCCGATGTGAAATTCTCAACCTAGAATAAAAATATTTGAATTAATCATATGGGTCAGACGCCATATAAGTACCGCCCCAGCACCAACCGGCGCCCGTCAAGCCTGGCGCCCGTGAATGAGTCGCGTGAAAATGCCATGAAACGCTGGAACAAAGTGCGCCAGTATCTAAAGAGCGTCACACAACTGCAGCGAAACATCCGTGCAAAGGGGGCTGCGACCCGCGGCCGCTTCAGAGTGAAAAACTCATCACCTGTTAAGAAGAATAACTCACTCGTTACGACTCAGTGGAAAAATTCAGCTGCGGGCATTTACGTTCTGAGCCAGCCATACAAGAGAGGTCGGTTCAAGTTTGAAAATATTCGTGGTTTCGTCCCGTATCCTAAGAAGCGTACAACCGCAAAATCTCCTTGATAATCTCATGACGTTTAATATCATCTTCGCCGAATTGCACCTGCTCGAGACCATTAACAGGGTAGTTCTTCAGGCGTTCCAGTAAATCAACAAGTCCGTTGTTTTCAAACCCACGATCATACTGACCCGTGTCACCTGTGATGACGAGTTTGGAATCCTTCCCGAGACGGGTCATCACCATACGCATCTGATTCGGCGTTGAGTTTTGCATCTCATCTGCGATGATCCACGCGTTATCAAATGTCCGACCACGCATGTACGCGAGAGGGCACACCTCAAACTTTGTCTTGATTGACATTGCATCCTTCATGGGGCGAACCCACGGATCCATCTTCTCATCGATTGTACCAGGAAGGTATCCATGCTGTTCATCCACAGAGACAGCCGGGCGAGTCAAAATGACGTGACGAGCATGCTTCGATGCGGCTTGGCACGCCATCATGGTCTTGCCTGTACCGGCCGGACCACTTGCGATCACGATAGGAATGCGTGGGTTTTCGAGCAGGACTTTATACAGACGGTGCGCCATGCTTTGAATACATGGTATTCTTTTATAACCTGTTTAAAAATGTCGGGGTTTTATACCATGAGCCGCCTTTCCGTCGAACAGACATCAGATGCTTCGCATCTGCTGGAGTTTAGTATCATAGATGGTGAACTTGCAATCATACATGACGGTGAAGTTGAATACATTTTCGAACGTGATTCGCTCAGCAGGGCGGCCTACGCGTATATGATTCATTGGATACAGGGCAAAAAGTGTCCTACTGATGACCCTGGAGCAGTGTGGCTTGAAGCTGAAAATGCTTGGGACTCACTCACCCCTGAGATACAGGGTACGCTCATAGCCATCGCAAATAAAGAAAGACAACAGGCGCGTGACATTCGTGAAGGGTTGCTTGCAACTCTCAATGGATATCAGGGGGTGAAAAACATCAAAGACGCCTATGCTGAATGTATTCGCGCATGCTTCAGTCAGTGGTGAACTCAACCTCACATTCATCTACAGAAACTGGCTCGATTTGTATTTCGTCAATTTCAACAGCACAGATACCTTTGAGACGCATGGCGAGTACGCCGTCCCAAAACTCCTTCATGACCGGGAGGTAACGCGCAAACCATTCACGGTCGCGTGGAACCTCGACGACGACAAACTCTTCTGGAGGTCCCTCTTTGTACTGTAAGAAATCACACACCTCGAGATCCATAATCTCCAGCAAAAGTTGAATCTGAGGCAAGTAATATCCAGGGACTTCGGGTTTAATCTTTCGACTCAGAGGACACTTAATTTCCAAAAGTCGACCAGACTCTGTGATGCCGTCGGGACTTCCGCCGAGAAACTTGTGCACCGGATGTTGCACGAGACCAATTTCATGTGAAATTTGACCGTGACGCATGTCATACAAATCACGGACCATGGGCTCGAGACGCGTCCCGTGTGCAGTCGCT